TGGCGGTACATATACCATGACTGCTCCTGTTATTACAGGCGGTTCTATTACTGGTGTAGCCTTGTCAGGCAATACATTTACAAACCCTGTCATTACTGGTGGATCAATCAACAATACACCTATCGGTGCATCTACAGCCAATACAGGTGCATTTACTACTTTGTCTGCTACAGGCGCAACAACCTTTAGCGGTGCAACAGTAGTATCTGGAAGCCTAACAGCTAATACTTTCTCTAGCTCTGGCGCAACCATTACTGGTGGCACAATCAATGGCACAGCAATCGGTGGTTCTACTGCATCAACAGGCGCATTTACAACACTATCCGCAAGCGGTGTAGCCACATTCTCTGCAGGAACAGTATCCGCACCAGCTATCACCACATCAGGCGATACCAACACAGGTATATTCTTTCCAGCAGCCGACACTATTGCCTTTACAGAAGGTGGTGTTGAGTCGATGCGAATTAATTCAAGTGGTAGAGTTGGTATTGGAGTAACTGACCAAAATTATAAATTATCTGTTGGTGGCTCAACTGGAAATCAATATATTCAAATTAGAAGCGATGATGGCACTTCTAATTTAGGATTATTGTTTGCTGCAGAGGCTGTAGCAAATGCTGGAGCGATATTTTATGACCAACCTACAAATTCAATGCAGTTTAGGGCAAACAGCTCTGAGCGTATGCGTATCGACTCTAGCGGTAATGTAGGTATTGGAACTACTGCACCACAAGCTGTATTAGATTTAGGAACTGGAACTTCAGGTAGAGCTATAACTTGGGGTGGAAACACAGGCACAAATAGATATGCAAGTATTTTTGCACCATTTTCAGTTGGCGGTATTGTTTTAGGTGCAAGTTTTCATGGAAGCACATCCGCAGATTCTTATATCAATAGCTATACAGGAACAACTTATGCTAATGGTATTCGCTTAAATACTTTTGGTGCTGATGGTATTCAATTCTTTACAGATGGTTCTGCTTCTAAAACTGCTGGAAATGCCTTTACGCCTACAGAGCGTATGCGCATTACAAGTGCTGGTAATGTTGGTATTGGTACTAGTAGTCCTAGTCAGAAATTAGAGGTTGTTAATACAGCAGCATCTACCACAACCATACGAGTAAATAATGCGTCAGCATCATCTGGTGCTTATGCTCAGTTTAGGGTAGATTCAGATGCGGCAACAGTATATTTGGGAGCTAGTGGTTCTGGTAATACTGTTAATGGCGGTGTATTTGATGGAGATTTTGTTTATTTAATGTCTGAAAACAATTCTTCAGGATTAAATATTGGTGCTGGTTCTGGTAGCCAATCTATTAAATTTTATAATGGTGGAAGTTCAGCATCTTTTTTAAGAATGACACTAGACTCCTCAGGCAACCTAGGTATTGGCACTTCCTCACCGCAAACTCAATTAAATATTTCTGGAACAAATACTGATACATTTTTTGGAACAGGTTCAATTACAGGAACAACTTTAGACATTACAGCAGTAACATCTGGAACTCTTGCTGTTGGCGATAGAATTTATACAAATGGCAATGGTATTGATTACAACACCTATATCACCGCACTAGGAACAGGAACAGGTGGAATTGGCACATATACAATCAATAATTCTCAGACTTTTTCATCAGGAAGTATCCTTGCTTATCCAGCAAGAATTAATACTATTCGTATTACTGATACTGATACTGGTGCAAATACAAGACAGCCTATTGGCGGTATTGAATGGTTTGGGTCTGATGTGTCTACTCCGGGTGCTGGTGTTAAAGGTTATGTAGCAGTAGTAACAGAAAGCGGTACACCAGATACATCAATGATATTTGGAACATCTGACAACATTGCAAGCACTCAGGCTGTTGAACGGATGCGTATTGACTCTAGTGGTAATGTATTAGTCGGTATTACAACCGCTAGGTCTAATGCTGGAGATGTGCAAGTATCTAAAGGTATCTCATTTCCTGCTACTCAGTCTGCACAGTCTGACGCTAATACACTAGATGATTATGAGGAAGGGACTTGGACACCTACATTGACTTTTGCGACTGCTGGAGATTTATCTGTAGCTTACTTAAGAAATACAGGACGCTACCAAAAAATTGGAAATACTGTATATATTTCGTTTACGATTGTAACTAGTACTTTTACTCATACAACTGCATCTGGTGCATTGCGAGTTGAGGGTTTGCCTTTTACAGTATTAAATGCAACATCAAACTTTGCAGCTCTTGCTTTTGGAATGGAAGGATATACAAAAGCAAATTACACAACTACCACTTGCAATCCAGCAAATAATACAACAAGATTTGAAATTGCTGCTTATGGCTCTGGTCAAGCATTGGCTACACTTTCGGCTGGGGATATTCCTACAGGTACTCGTAAAATTATAGAAGGACAAATTAGTTATCAAGTTTAACTAGACCAGATTAGTCTAGTCGGATTTTTAATAGGAGAAACAAAATGGCATTAACAAAAGAAGTAGCTGTAGACCAAATTACAGTAACCGAAAACGGTATTGTATTAGTCAGAGAAACCACTACCATTAAAGAAGATGGTGTAGAAATCTCTAAAAAATACCACCGTAGCTCATTTGCTCCAGCAGATGATGTAAGTTCTCAACCAGCTAATGTTCAAGCTATCTGTGCTGCTGCATGGACACCAGAAGTTATCGCTGCTTACCAAGCACAGCAAGCTAACAATCAATTAGGAGCATAGTATGGAATTTAATTGGGATATTGCTCAGATGGATCGCAAGACCTCTGATGGATTTGTAGTAACTGTTCACTACACAGTTTCTGCTGTAGATGGAGACTTTACTGCCTCTACATATGGAACTGTAGGATACACACAAGAAGAAACAAACTTTACTCCATACAATAGCTTGACTAAAGATCAAGTCATTGGATGGGTGCAAAATTCTTTGGGCAAAGATACTGTTGAGGCTTCTTTAGCAGATCAGATCAATGCTCAAAAGAATCCAGTTCAGGAGTCTGGATTACCCTGGTAACTTAAATAGGAGAATGACATGGGCGAAAAACAAGCGAAACCCATTACGATTGATGGAAAAGAATATGACACTTCTACATTCACAGAAGAACAAATCATACTCACAAACCATTGCCTTGATTTAGACCGCAAACTAGCTTCTACGCAGTTTCAAGCACAGCAACTTGCAGTAGGTAAAGATGCTTTCTTGAAGATGCTAAAAGAGTCTTTAGAGAAAAAAGAGGATTAAATGTTTATTATCGACTGGGTGCTAGATAAATTTGGCTATACACACAAAGCCACACTAGAGTTTCCTATTGCCAAACCTTGCAAAAAAGTCGCGACTAAAACGAAAACTGTTGCAAAAAAGTCGCAAAGTAAGCGGAGGCTAGGATGAACGATAAGTTTGAATTTGACCCATTCAAATTTGGTGGTCTAGTAGCCCAGGTCGAGCATCTGCAAGAAAAAGTAGATAGCATGGAATCTGATATTAAGAAGTTAGTTGCTATGGCAGAGAGGTCTAAGGGATCTCTTTGGGCAATTATGGGAGCTGCCTCTGTATTCGGTGGTTTTGTAACTTGGTTAGCAGACTTATTCTTTAAGAAATGATTACTTTAGTTTCTACACTCCTTTCCTTTCTTGCTGGTGGTTTGCCTAAGTTCTTAGACTTTTTCCAAGATCGTGGTGATAAAAAGCATGAACTAGAAATGGCTCGGCTACAGACCGAAAGAGAACTGACTTTAGCTAAAGAAGGATTCTTGGCACAGGCTAGGGTAGAAGAAATTCGCACAGATCAAATTGAGATTAGCGCACTAAAAGACGAAAAGATAGCCATGTATCAACACGATACAGACTTGGCTAAAGGCGCATCCCATTGGGTGATTAACGCTAGGGCTATGGTTCGCCCTGCGGTTACTTACGGAATGTTCCTAATCTTTTTATTTGTAGAAATCGCTGGATTCTGGTATGCCTGGCATCATGCCGTTCCATTTGACCAAGCCCTCAAGATCCTATGGTCGGAGGAGACAATTACTATCTGGTCATCCATTATTGCCTTTTGGTTTGGATCGCAGGCGTTCAACGCTCGGAGATGAAAACTAGCGAAAAAGGGCTAAACCTTATCAAGCAGTTTGAAGGATGCCATTTAAAGCCGTATAGAGACCCTATAGGGCTTTGGACAGTCGGATGGGGTCATCTTATAGGCGATGGCAAAACTCTGCCTATAGAGTGGTTTAGAGAGCTTACACAGGAAGAAGCAGATGAGTTACTTAAAAAGGATCTTATACGCTTTGAAAGAGGGGTATTACGACTATGTCCTCTTAATCTTACTCAGCCTCGCTTTGATGCACTCGTCAGCTTTGCCTTTAATCTTGGGCTAGGCAATCTACAAATCTCTACACTCCGAAAGAAACACAACAGAGGTGATGTGGTGGGTGCAGCGCAAGAATTCCCAAAATGGAATAAAGCAGGTGGGAAAGTCCTAAGAGGACTAACCAGGCGCAGAGAAGCAGAAAAAGCTCTTTACCTCTCATAGTATTTTGCCATACTTAAACAAGGTGTTTTTATCTACTAAAAATGCCTTCTTGGATCGGGTGTCTCCCTTTCCAACAAACTCCACATACTGTAATTTGCAGTCGAATATACACTTAAATATGTGCTTGACTGGCATAATTACAAACATCTCCCCATCGTAGAAAACCCAGAAATCAGCTTGTGTTGCCATAAGCCCAGAAGGTTTGTCATACATCTCAATCTCAATGACAATATTGCCTGTCTCTTGGCTCATCGGGTCATACTTTACCTCTACTGCTTTGTCGATCTCAGGAATCCAAATATCATAGCCTTTAAACGCATTTATAAGGCTTGCACAAGGATATTTCTTGCGCAGAATACCCAACACTATTTCTTCGACTTCCAAGCCTCTCTGTAGGTCTTTTTGGAAGCTCATAGCGTATTTATGCTACCCTGATCGGTAGGGGGGTAGCACTCCTTGTGAAGGGTGTAGGCATTGCACCTACTGATGCCGATCTCATCTGGGGGTTACATACAGCTTACTACTGATCCACAGATTGTGCAGACTTGCAGCTTTCCTCCGACTACTAGAGTCTGAGTCTGACAAGCAAACGCACTACTAACTAATAACAAATTTGTTAATACAACAGTAATTGTCTTTTTCATAATTTTATTCCTAAAAAGGTATAGCCATATCGTCATCTTGGATGCCACTACTTCTTGGCATCTCATCATCGCCTTTTGGAGTAAAGCCTTGTTTCTTAGGATCTCCAATCCGACCCGATAAAAACTTCCCCTTCTTGCCTTCCTTTAACCAAGCATCAAACCAATGCTCAACTCCGTTGATCTTGATTGACCCTTTGTAATCAGGGTGTTTATCTGTGAGCTTTTTGTCGTTCTTAAACAGACTAAAGCTGCCATCTTTCATTTCATAAGCCATTTATAGCCTCGCTTTCAATTGATTAAATAGGTCATTGACCTCGCTTAAAAACTGCTTTACTTCTACTTCCATCTGGTCGATATATTCCTGATTTCTATCAACCCTTACTACCAACAACTGTAAATCCTCAGGAAGCCTAGGATCAAAGGCAACAAAATCGCACCATTGCCTACCAGTAACTGCCATCTGGCATTGCATCTGCGGTATATAGCGACTTGGTGGTTTGCCTTCAATAACTGTTTCTACATGATTTGCGGTATTCATGCACTTAATCTCTATAAGCCCATCATCCCCTACCAAGCCATCAGGAGAGCATCCAAAGCCTTCTATTGTGGGATGATCTATAAACCCCTTCTCCTCTACAAAAGAGCCTGTATGAGCCTCGTATGCCATCCTAGCCTGTGGCTCTGTGGCAGTTCCCCATTCCATCGCAGCATTGGTAAACGATTCGCCTGGCTGTCCTGTCAATCGCTGAACTACTAACTCCATCTTGTAGTTCTTGCGAGACGCAGACTCCCCAGTCTTTACTTTGGCTAGGACATCAGCAACCCGACTAGCAGTAACCTTGCCACATCTGGCGAGTAGCCATTCCTCGGTTCTTTGTTCCATTCCCCATACCCCTATTCACTTAATGCAATTTTGTATCTTGATGGATCTGCTGTAAGCAGTCATTCAAAAACTTTACCATAATTTGCGACACCTCTAACGACAAATCTGACCCCTCTATATCTACTGTAAACTTATAGGGTTCAACTTCCCTCACAATCATTAC